ACGTCCGCGCTTGGCGCGATTTTTTCCCCCCTGCTAGACTTGCTGAAATAGCTAAGCGCTAACAGCTGCAAGTACCAAGTCAAACAATCATTGAGACCTGTATCCACATGACTAGAACTACTAAGGCCAAAGGGCATGGCGCACCACCTATCAGCTGACAGTTACAAGCTGCGACTGTATCCACATGACTAGAACTGCTAAGCGCTGAGCTGCGAGCGTGAGGCTGCTAGTTGATTGCACAACGCTCGAGGGTGGGGGGGGAGGGCCGAGCGACTGGGACTTTTGTACTAGGAGGGTCTACAAACAATTTTTTTTTAGCCACAAATCTCCAATCCATCAGCAAATCTTTGACACTTGCAAACATCATGTTGACCTGCCTATGCTCACGCTATGACGTTTGAAACCTTGCCGTTGACTGCGCGCACGTTGAAGGCCACCGAGTCGCGCCTCAAAGCGATCTACGACGCCGCGCAGTTGGGATTAACTGGCGACTCGTTGGCGCTAGCGGCGGGGATGATGCCTATTGAGTACCGGCGCTTGTGCGACCTCGACCCGCTAGCAGCCTTGGCCGCGCAGAAGGGCAAGGCGGACGCTGAGGCGGAGATGGCAGGGCACTTGCGTGAGGCGGCGCGGTCAGGCGATGCCCAGGCGGCGCTGGCTATCTTGCAGAATCGCCACGACTGGGGCGCCCAACAGCAGGTGCAGGTCGATGTGCGCCAGCAGATCAGCGTCTTGGCGGCGCTGGAGCAGGCGCAAGGGCGAGTGATTGAGGGGCAGTTGGAGCATCAGCCCAGCGCCAGCATCCCGCTGTCCTTGCAACCCGAACGCCAGGCCACCGCCTAATGCAAAAGCCCATCTACAGTGCGGAAGACGAACAGCTTTTAATGAGCCGGTTGTGGTCGCCGCAGATAAAGGACGACCCCGAAGCGTTTGTGCGGTTCTGCTTTCCGTGGGGGCAGCGCAATACGCCCTTGGAGCAATTCAAAGGGCCGCGCGCATGGCAGCGCAAGGTGCTGCGGCAGTTTGGCGACCACATTAAAGCCAACCGCACGGCCGAAGCGTTTAACGTCCTGCGCCTTGCGATTGCCTCCGGTCGCGGTATCGGCAAGTCGGCGCTGGTGTCTTGGATCGTCATTTGGATGCTCACGACCCGCATAGGCTCAACGACCATCGTCAGTGCCAACTCCGAGGCGCAGCTTCGCGCGGTGACATGGGCAGAAATTACAAAGTGGCTGGCGATGGCGCTACACAGCCACTGGTTTGAGATCAGCGCCACAAGAATCACCCCCGCGCAATGGTTGACGGAGCTGGTGGAGCGCGACTTGAAGAAGGGAACACGCTACTGGGCCGCTGAAGGGCGGTTGTGGAGCGAGGAGAATCCCGACGCGTATGCCGGTGTGCATAACTACGATGGCGTGCTGGTTATATTTGATGAGGCGAGCGGTATCCCTGACCCTATTTGGGCGGTGACGGGCGGCTTTTTCACGGAAAACACGCCAAATCGCTTCTGGTGCGCGTTTTCCAACCCCCGACGCAACCAAGGATACTTCTACGAGTGCTTTAACGCCAAACGCGACTTCTGGCAGACGCAGAACATCGACGCGCGCACGGTAGAGGACACCGATAAGCAGGTATATGAGCAGATCATCGCCGAATATGGCGAAGATAGCGCCCAGGCGCGGGTAGAAGTGTACGGGGAATTCCCCTCCAGCGGCGATGGGCAATTTATTAGCCCCACGGCGGTCAACGACGCGGCCAATCGGCCCCGCTACAAGGACTCAACAGCCCCGATCGTGATGGGTATCGACCCGGCACGCGGCGGCGCGGACTCCACGGTGATTCTGGTGCGCCAAGGGCGCGACATTGTGGCGATTAAGCGCTATCAAGGGGAGGACACCATGACCATTGTGGGCCGCGTGATCGACGCAATTGAGGAATTTAAGCCGGCGCTGACGGTGATTGACGAAGGCGGCTTGGGGTATGGCATCTTGGATCGGCTCAACGAGCAGCGGTATAAGGTGCGCGGCGTAAACTTTGGCTGGAAGGCTAAGAACTCCATTATGTGGGGTAACAAACGCGCTGAACTTTGGGGGGCTATGAAAGACTGGCTGCGTACTGCTAGTATCCCGCCAGACAAGCAGTTAAAAGCTGACTTGACCGGCCCGATGACCAAACCCAACTCTGCGGGGACGATCTTCTTGGAGGGTAAAAAGGAAATGCGCTCGCGTGGCTTGGCGTCTCCCGACGCTGCCGATGCGCTGGCGGTGACTTTTGCCTTCCCCGTCGCCCATAGAGAGTACAATTCACGCAACGAACCGCGTAAAGCCTATGGGCAAAGCACGGTTACTACCAGTTGGATGGGCGCGTAATGGCTAAGAAAAGTGTTTCTTTAGCGGTCGGACGCGGCGAGAAACTCTCCGTGGCCAAGGGCGCAGGGTTGACGGCTAAAGGCCGCGCCAAGTACAACGCCGCCACAGGGTCACACCTGAAGGCCCCCGCGCCGCATCCTAAGAGTAAAGCTGAAGCAGGGCGCAAGAAGTCGTTTTGCGCTAGGATGGGTGGCGTTGTGGCAAAGTCCAAGAACGCTGACCGTGCTAAAGCCAGCATGAAAAGGTGGAATTGCGGATGAAAAAGCCAGGGTTGTACGCTAATATTAACGCCAAGCGCGAACGTATTGCCGCCGGGTCTGGCGAGAAAATGCGAAAGCCTAGCGCCAAGGGCGCACCGACGGCTAAGGCATTTCGGGATTCGGCCAAGACCGCCAAGAAAAGGAAGTAATATGCCTTTGGTTAAATCCTCATCCAAGCAAGCCTTCCGCAAGAACGTCAAGGCGGAAGTTGCTGCGGGCAAGCCGGTTAAGCAGGCCGTCGCAATCGCTTACGCCACCAAACGCCGCGCTGGCGGTAGCAAAGGCAAAAAGTAATTCATGCCGCAAGATTACACGGGCATCGCAGCCGCTGGCGCTGTATCCAACGGCGGGTCGGCCAAAGACAAGTCAGATGACCAAGTTCTGGCAACCGCCCGTGCGCGGCTGGACACGGCTATCTCCGCGTTGTCCGAATCACGCGAAGATGAACTCGATGACCTGCGGTTTTACGCAGGGTCACCGGATAATCATTGGCAATGGCCCGCCGATGTGTTGGCTACCCGTGGAGCCGTGCAAGGTCAAACCATTAACGCACGGCCATGCTTAACGATTAACAAGCTGCCCCAGCACGTTCATCAAGTCACCAATGAACTGCGGTTAAACCGCCCGGCCCCCAAGGTCATCCCTGCCGATGACAAGGCCGACATTGAAGTAGCCGACGTATTCAACGGGCTGATCCGCCACATTGAGTACATCTCCGATGCGGACGTGGCTTACGACACAGCGTGCGAAAACCAAGTCACTTACGGCGAAGGCTACATCCGTTTGCTGACCGAATACTGCAACGCCGATACGTTTGACCAAGACATCAAGATTGGGCGCATTCGCAACTCCTTTAGCGTATACATGGATCCGATGATGCAAGATCCCTGCGGCGCGGATGCCCGCTGGTGCTTCATCACGGAAGACATCGCCAAGGATGAATACGAGCGTCTGTACCCAGACGCAGCGCCTATTTCGACCTTGCAGACGCTGGGCGTGGGCGATCAGTCCATCAGCCAGTGGATGAACGAGAACACGGTTCGCATTGCTGAGTATTTCTATTATGAGATCAGCAAGCAGACGTTGAACCTGTACCCAGGCAACGTCACAGCGTTCCAAGGTTCGCCCGAAGACAAGATGCTGCGGATGCAGTTTGGCAAGCCGCTGCGCTCGCGCGACGCTGAACGCAAGCAAGTCAAGTGGCTCAAGATCAACGGCTACGAAGTGCTTGAGAAAGCCGACTGGGCCGGCGATCACATCCCCGTTATTCGCGTGCTGGGTAACGAGTTTGAGGTTGAAGGGCGTATCTACATCTCGGGTCTGGTGCGCAACGCCAAAGACCCGCAGCGTATGTACAACTACTGGGTCAGCCAAGAAGCCGAAATGCTGGCGCTGGCACCCAAGGCACCGTTTATCGGTTACGGCGGTCAGTTTGAGGGTTACGAGTCGCAGTGGAAGACTGCCAACACCAACAACTGGCCTTATCTGGAAGTCAACCCGGACGTCACGGACGGGGCTGGCGGTATGTTGCCGCTGCCGTCTCGCGCACAGCCTCCTATGGCCTCTAGCGGGCTTCTGCAAGCCAAGGCGGGCGCTGCGGAGGACATTAAGTCCGTCACGGGGCAGTACAACGCTGCGCTGGGCATGGCGGGCAACGAACGCTCGGGTAAGGCCATTCTGGCTCGCCAGAAGGAAGCTGACACCGGCACTTACCACTACAACGACAACTACGCCCGTGCTGTCCGGCGCTTGGCGCGGCAGTTGATCGACCTGATTCCCAAGATCTACGACACGCAGCGCGTGGCGCGGATCGTCAAGGAAGACGGTGAGTCACAGGCTATCAAGATCAACCCGATGCAGCCCGAAGCGGTCAAAAAGATCGTGGACGAGCGCGGCATCGTGATTGACAAAATCTACAACCCCGGCGTCGGCAAGTACGATGTGATGGTTGTGACCGGCCCAGGCTACGCGACCAAGCGCCAAGAGGCGATGGAAGCAATGGGCCAGCTTCTGCAAGGCAACCCGCAACTGTGGGCTGTGGCGGGCGACCTGTTTGTTAAGAACATGGACTGGCCCGGCGCTCAGGAAATGGCCAAGCGGTTTGCCAAGACCATTGATCCTAAGATCCTCAACGATCAGGACGAAGATCCGGCCCTTGCCGCTGCCAACCAGCAGATGCAGGCGATGGGGCAGGAAATGGAGCAGATGCACCAGATGCTTCAGAACGTCAACAAGTCGATGGAAGCGCAGGACATGAAGCGCAAGGACTTTGAGGCGCAAGTTAAGGCGTTTGACGCTGAGACCAAGCGTCTGACCGCTGTGCAGGCCAGTATGTCGCCAGAACAGATTCAGGACATCGTATTGGGCACGGTTCATGGCATGATTACATCGGGCGATCTGGTGGCGGAGATGCCCGGACGCGAAACACCGGATCAGGGGATGATGCAATGACAATGGCAGATTTCATCGGGCAGTTGTTTTTGGCCCGCGATGTGACCCATTCGGTGCATTTGAACACCCGCAGCTATGCCAAGCACAAAGCCTTGCAGAAGTTCTATGAGGGCATTGTGGATCTGGCTGATGGGCTGTCGGAGGCATATCAGGGCCGGCACGGGCTGATGGGGCCAATTACGCTGCATTCGGCCAAGAAGTCCAACAACATCATTGAATTTCTGGAAGATTCGCTGGCGCAAATTGAAGCCTCGCGGTACGAAGTCATCGACAAATCCGACACCGCTTTGCATAATCTGGTAGACGGGATAGTCGAGTTGTACCTGTCGACCCTGTACAAACTCAAATTCCTCGCATAAGGATTCATCATGGCTAACTACACCCAGACCAGCGCGACCCAGCAAGTTAAGGTTGGCGCGGGCAAGCTGTACGGTATTTTTGTCTCCACGACGTCTTCCGGCACGCTGACCGTATACGATTCGGCAGGCAGCAGCGCCAGCGACCCGAAGATTTTGGATACGATTACCGTCGCGGCTGGCACGACCTATGCCAACTTCCCGTCGGGGCTGTTCTTTAACAAGGGCCTGTACATCGTCCTTGCTAACTCCGCTTCTTTCACCGTCGCATACGAATAATCGAGGCGCACAATGGCCGTCTTCCTCTCACCTGTGGGCGGCGTTGCGGCCCAGTTCTTTACTAACAACGGCGTGCCGCTCTCTGGCGGCAAGTTGTACACCTACGCCGCTGGCACCACTACGCCCGCAGCGACCTATACGTCATCTTCTGGCGTTACGGCTCACGCCAACCCGATTGTGTTGGATTCCGGCGGCCGCGTACCTGGCGGCGAGACTTGGCTTACCGATGGCACCAGCTATAAGTTTTTGCTCAAAGACAGCACCGACGTCCTGATTGCCACCTACGACAACATCGTTGGTATCAACTCCAACTTTGTAAACTTCTTTGCAGAAGAAGAAATTCAAGTTGCCACGGCGGGGCAGACGGTCTTTACGCTGGCTAACCCGTATGTGCCCGGCGGCAACACGTTGAGCGTGTTTGTTGATGGTGTGAACCAATACAGCGGCTCGACGTACAGCTACGTTGAAACCAGCGCCAGCACCGTGACCTTTGATTCCGGCCTTCATGTTGGCGCGTTGGTCAAATTCACCACTGTGCAGTCGTTGACCTCCGGCCAGCAGACTGATGCGGCATTGGTGACGTACAACGAAGGCGACACGGGCGCGGTGACCTATACAGTTCGTGCCAAGCTGCAACAGATTGTTAGCGTCAAAGACTTCGGCGCGGTTGGGGATGGCGCGGCCGACGATACAACAGCAATTCAAGCCGCTAACGACGCGGTAAATACTGCTGGTGGCGGTCAAGTGTATTTTCCCGCGGGAACGTACAAAACAACCGGCCCTATCTATCGCAGTATTGGCGTATCGTTTATTGGCGCGGGGCGCAGCAACACCAAGATTGATGCTCGCCATAACGGAGTAATTGTTTCTTGCTTCAACACGTTGTTGCCCGCTGTTCAAGACGACAATTACAGTGTGGTATCCGGGCTTCGGTTTTCTACCGGCGGCGCGTTCACCCCCAGCTATGCGTTGTTGTACCGTTGCATTGGTTTTACTCGCGTAGAAAATTGCCGTATTGATTCTGGTATATTAAACGGCATTTATGGGCAATTTGTTCTCAACAGCCGGTTTACAAACCTCAATATTGAAGCCGCTACTGGCGTATCTTTTTATTCAACCAGTGTTGCAGACGGTTGCAACCTAAACATTTTTGACGAAGTAGCTTTTGCCAACAACGCCACTTGCGCCTTGTTGATTGAAGGTCATGGCAGCTATCAAAACGAGTTTAGAACTTGCTCATTTTTTACGGCGGCAACAACGTCAATAGATCACATTTACGCTTGCAAAACGCGGTTTGTAAATTGCACTTGGGAAGCTAACCTTACGCACCCCGTAAAATTGCGCGGCGGCGATGGCATTTCGTTTATTGATTGCTCGCAAATTGACCCAAACACTTTTATTGATGCGGCTACGTTTGGCGCAACCAATGTCATTTTTGAACGTCCGTTGTTGTGGAACACAAATACGGTTACGCCCAGCCTGTTGTCGGCTGAACAGATTACGTTGCGTGATCCGGTCTACACCTTGGACGAACCAATTGAAGTTAGCGATCACGAGGAATACCACCTTACGTCACTGCGACATTCAACGGGCAACCAATTTGCACACTTCCCTGGCTATGCCAATTTCAGTTCGTCGCATGCTAATTCTCACGTTACCCCATTTGGCGGCGTAATTAAGCCGAACGCTTACAACCGCGTTGGATCGTGGAATTTTTCGGACGCCGCGCAATGGTCGCCAGCAGGTACGTCAGGTGCTACCGATCCGTTTGGCGGCACCAGCGCGTACAACATGAATACGGTTAACTCTAATCACACGGGATTTAGTTTAACTACGGCGGCTACAGGGCGCACGTTTACATTTCAAGTGTGGGCTAAGTTTATTGGCCGCGTGCGTATTGGCCTTGGCACTACCGTTGGTGGCATCAAGAAATTTGCCAATTTCTACAGCAGTTATTCTGATTGGATGTTGTTGTCGGTTACCTACACATCGGGAACCGATGCCGGAACAATTCCGTTTATGAATATCGTTACCGACCAAGCAACCGTATTGTGGCGGCCGTGTCATTACGAAAATCTTGGGCCGTTGCCCGCTATTCAACCCGCGCGTAATTTGGCGGGAATTGTGACGCCCATGACGGTAGACAACACGCAAATTGTGACCTATAGCAATGCAGCGCCTACGGCGAACACTTGGGCGATTGGCGACGCGGTTCGTCAAACTGTCCCTGTAGTGGGTCAGCCTAAAGGCTGGCGTTGCACTGCGGGCGGTACGCCAGGCACTTGGGTCAGCGAAGGTAATCTGTAAGCTAAAATGGCTAACAGCAAGATATCGGCCTTAACTTCCGCTACCACGCCGCTGGCGGGTACGGAAGTTTTGCCCGTTGTTCAAAGCAGCACGACCAAACAAGTGTCGGTAGCTAACTTGACAGCGGGCAGAGCAATTAGCGCCGCTAGTTTGGCGTTAACCACGCCGCTGTCTGTGGCTAACGGTGGAACAGGCGCTGCGTCTTGGACTGCAAACGGCATTGTTTACGCCAGTGGCACCACAACGTTAACCAATGGCACGGCGCTAACATTTAACGGCACAAATTTTGGCTTGGGTGTGACAATTAGCACTGCTTGGGGCGGCGTTGGCAGCGCCATGCAGATTGGGTCTTATATCAGCCTCAACAGCAACAGCAATTTGGGCGCTGGCGATTTGTCGTACAACAGCATTCGCACGGCTTCCGACTCATACCAATATCTAGCTACGAACAACGCGACACGCTTTCAACAGCGCGACGGCGCGTTTAAATGGTTTACCGCGCCATCTGGCACCGCCGGAACGGCCATTACGTTTACGCAAAGCATGATTTTGGATGCGTCCAGTAATCTTACGCTTAACGTAGGCAACCTAATTGTCGGCACATCAGGCAAAGGCATCGACTTTTCGGCAACGCCAGGCACGGGCACAAGTGAGTTGTTCAAAGACTATGAGGAAGGAACATTCACGCCTGTTTTGACCGACGGAACTAACAACGTTTCGGCATACTATTACCAATGGGGTAATTACACCAAGGTTGGAAATCGAGTTTTATACGATATTACGATTTCTATTCAAACCAAAGGGTCAATCACCGGTGATATTTATATAACCGGCTTGCCGTTTACGTCAACCGGGCCGTCGTACCCTAATTCCGTAACTTTTTATGCCGCGGCTTGCAAAATTTTTAACACTGGAACCCGTGATGAAATGGCTGCACAAGTTGAGCCAAATTCAATCAAAGTATCAATTTTAAAAATCACCGGAAACGGCCAAGCCGCAGTGCAAGCCGCTGACGTAACCCCAGGCAGTCAAATTTTTGTTAGCGGACATTATTGGACGTTATCGTAGGAAAAAACATGGCCATTGAAAAACAAATTGTTGACGATGTTATTGAAATCACCGAGAACAAAACGGTGCAAATTCGTCAAGCAACAAGAATTATTGAAGATGGAAAATTGCTTTCGTCGGCGTTTCATCGGCGGGTAATTTGCCCTGGTGATGATTTTTCCAATGAATCAGACTTGGTAAAAGATATTTGCCAATTGGTGCATACAGAACAAACAATTGCCGCCTATCAACAGATGATAGAGCAAGCAAATGAAGCATATAAGCAAATGCAAGTGGGAGAATAAAGATGGCGCTTACAAAAGTTTCGTATGCAATGATTACGGGGGCACCCGTAAACGTATTAGATTTTGGTGCTGTTGGCGATGGCGTTGCAAACGATACAATTGCTATTCAAGCGGCAATTGACTCAATTTCTGACGATGGTGTTCTTGTTGTTCCGCCGGGCACATACAAAGTCACGGCAACATTGACCGTTGGCGCCTTAAACAAGGGCGCTCGCATTGTGGGAATTGGACTGCCAACGTTCAATTTTGTTGGCCTTGGGGCATCAGCCGACGGAATTAACATTGTTGGCGCAAATTACCGTCAAGCACAAATTCAAAATTTAATTATTGACTTAAACGGCGTTGGCCGCGATTGCATCCGGCTTCAAGCTGGCGATCATGATTACATTGAAAATGTGTTTTTAAACAATGCAGGGCGATATGGGTTTGCCATAATTTGTGATGGCTATGACTGGGTGGAAAACCTTAACGCCAAAAACATTGTTGTAAATGACAGCGGGCAAAGCGCGTTTTATGTGGCAACAAGCGGATCGCTTGGGGCATTTATCAACGAATGCGTATTTGAAGAATGCGAATGCCGCGGCGTAAGTTTGTTGGCAAACAATGGCGCGGCGGTGTATGCATTGTGTGCTGGAAGCGGCGGCGGATCGCAAATTACCAACATACGATGGGTAAATTGTAATTTTGACGCTCAACGGCAAAAAGCCTTAGACAATGGTTTTGATACAAATCCAAATCCAATGTATTTAGGGTATTCAGCCGGTGCTACTAATCAATTTATATCGTGGCATATTGATACGGGGGGATGGGAAACCACTAGCGGTGGGCCTGATTACCGTAGTCAAGGCTTAATTTATTGTGAGCCTAATTCTGTAAATCGTGGCTTTAACATTAGCAACATTACGCCAGGCGGATGGTCAGGCGGCGGCTATGTTGGGTTGAACGATTACGTTGTGCATGATGTTCAGTATGGAACATTTCGCGCGCAATACCCAAACTCATGGATTCAACAAAGTATGTCGGCAAGTGCCACATACGATTTTGACATTCCAATTCCAAACCAATTAAAACCGTCCCCTGGTCTAAACAGACTGTCAATTGCCGCAGCATACCAAGTGAATTTTTTCCACACTTCATTTACGGCGGTAAACCAAGAAGCATACAAACAAGATTTGTATTTGACCTATTGGGTTTCTGGATCAGACCAATACGGCGTGTTGTATGGGGCCTTTACCAACACTTTAGTTGGTTCAGATCAATTTACCGTCAACGCGGTGACAGTGTTGAATAGCTCCGGCAACACGACACTTAACCAAACAAATCCGCCAGCATTGGTGCGTATCAATGTGACGACAACGGCAAATTGGGGAGCCGGCGGAGGCGATGCAATTGCGTATGGAATTGTGTCGTACATGGGTGCATCTCATGGTAACTATTCGGGGTAAAAAATGACCACGCCGCTGGATCTTATTACGCGAGCCATGAAAGACATTGGCGTTTTGGCCGAAGGCAAATTGCCGACGGCAGACAAAGTGGTGGCCGCCTACCGCGCAGCGCAGGAAGCTGCCGCAAATTTACTCCTTGCGCCTAGCAATCTCTAGGCAGTAAGATCGGTTCAAACCGTACTGGTGCGGAACATCAGGGATTCTCTGGAATCAAATTATTTATGACTGAAGAAGTCTCGGAAGTTATAGCGGAAGTTCCCGCGCCGGAACAGGTAGAGACGGCCTCTCCTGCCTTCGATGTTGATACGCCGGAAGAAAAACCAGTAGAAGCGGCCAAAACTTTCACTCAGGAAGATCTGGACGCAGCCATTGGTAAGCGGCTTGCCAGAGAGCAGCGCAAATGGGAGAGGATGCAGGCCCAAAAGGCAGCGGTACCCCCGCCGCCCGCCACGGAGCAGGCCCCTTCGCTAGATCAGTTTGAGTCGCCTGAAGCCTACGCCGATGCGTTGGTTACCCAGAAGGCTCATCAATTGATCCAGCAGCAAGAGGCCCAGCGCCAGCAGGCTCAATTCCTTGAGGCGTATCACGAGAAGGAAGAAGAAGCACGCAATAAGTACGATGACTTTGAGCAAGTCGCGTACAACCCGTCGCTTCCAATCACTAGCGTGATGGCCCAGACGATTCAAGCCTCTGATGTTGGCCCCGATGTAGCGTATTACCTCGGCACCAACCCCAAAGAAGCGGATCGCATTTCCAAACTGTCGCCGTTCTTGCAAGCCAAAGAAATTGGCAGGATTGAGGCCCAAGTGGCCGTTAATCCGGTTGTGAAACGAACTACGTCTGCGCCCGCACCGATTAGTCCAGTGACTGCGCGAGCCAGCGGAAATCCGTCTTACGATACAACTGATCCTCGTTCTACGAAGACCATGAGTACGTCGGAATGGATTGAAGCTGAACGCCGTCGCCAGATTAAGAAGCAGCAAGCGCAGATGAACCGCTAACTTTTATTTAAGGACTTTTTCATCATGGCAAATAGCATTCTGACTATTGACATGATCACCCGGAAGGCTCTGGAAATCCTAGAGAACAACCTGGTGATCACCCGCAACGTGAACCGTCAGTACGACGACAGCTTTGCTGTCGAAGGTGCCAAGATCGGTTCGACCCTGCGTATCCGCCTGCCGGATCGCGCTCTGGTGACCGACGGTGCTGCGCTTCAGGTGCAGGACGACAACGAGCAGTACACCACCCTGACTGTTTCTTCGCAGAAGCACATCGGTGTCAACTTCACCTCCGCCGAATTGACCATGCAGTTGGACGATTTCGCAGAGCGCGTGTTGAAGCCTCGTATCAGCCAGCTGGCCTCCAGCATCGACGCTGACGTTGCCAACTCGTTCAAGAACGTCTACCAGTCGGTCGGTACTCCCGGCACGACCCCCAGCACTTCGCTGGTTCTGTTGCAGGCGCAGCAGAAGCTCAACGAAGCCGCTGCGGTGATGTCGCCGCGTTTTGCCACCGTCAATCCGGCTGCCAACGCCGGCTTGGTCGAGGGCATGAAGGGCCTGTTCAACCCGACTTCCACCATCAGCAAGCAGTTTAAGAACGGCATGATGGGCGAAGGCGTACTGGGCTTCGACGAGATCAATATGTCTCAGTCGATCAAGCAGTACACCACGGGTAACTGGGGCACTTCGATCACCGTCACCTCGGCTGTCACCACGCAGGGTTCGACCTCGCTGGGTATCAGCTTCACCGGCTCCAGCAAGACCTGGAACGTGGGCGACGTGTTCACTGTGGCTGGCGTGTATGCGGTTAACCCGCAGACCCGCGAAACCACCGGCTCGCTTCAGCAGTTTGTTGTTACGGCAGCCGCTTCTGGTTCGTCGACGGCTACGCTGTCGGTCAGCCCGGCCATGTACACTGCCGATCAGGCTCTGGCCACCATTGACGCCTTCCCGGCGGCCAGTGCTGTGGTGACGATGCTTGGCTCGGCGGCCACCGCCTACCCGCAGAACCTGGTGTACCACAAGGACGCCATCACGTTCGCCACTGCCGACCTTCTGCTCCCGCAGGGTGTCGATATGGCGTCTCGCGCAGTTCACAACGGCATTTCGATGCGTGTTGTGCGCCAGTACGACATCAATAACGACCGTATGCCGTGTCGTATTGACGTTCTGTACGGCTACAGCGTGATTCGTCCGCAGATGGCCGTTCGCCTCTGGGGTTAACCCTTGATGCCCCAGCCTTAACCGGCTGGGGTGTTTCTTCAATTTTGTGAGGTATTAATCATGGCTCTTCCTAATGGTGCAGGTGGCTATCAGCTTGGTGATGGCAATCTTTCTGAAGTTAATATTGGCGTCCAGGCGACTCCGGTCACTAAGGCCGCTGCTGCGACGTTGACCGCTGCTGAGTTGACCAACGGCATTGTGGTGTACAGCGGCGCAACCGCTTCCATCACGCTGCCGACCGTGGCCGATCTCGAAGTGCTGGTTTCCAGTGCCAAGGTCAGCAGCTTCTTCGATGTCAGCTTCATCAACACTGGCGCAGGTACGCTCACGATTGCCGTGGGTACTGGCTGGACGTTGGTGGGTACGGTGACTTCGGCAACGCTGACTTCGGGCCTCTGGCGCGCACGCAAGACCGGCGACGGTACTTGGTCGTTCTATCGCATTGCCTAATTGAATCGCCCCCGGAGCAATCTGGGGGCATTCTTACGGAGACTTCATCATGCCGAATACTCAAGCGACAGGCGTTGCGTACAGCGATCCCGA